CGTTGAGTCTGCGGATGGTTTCGTTCAGGTCGAACTTGATGTTTGCTTTAACTTTCATACTCTTAATCTATCACAGATTAGGGATTCTGCAAGGGATTTTTTGCATTTAAATTTCATTGATTATCAAGGACTTACAGGGGGGGTGTAGCAAAACATACCCCCGATTTTTGAAAAAATTCAGATTTTATGTTCAGAAAAATTGTCGCGGGGGTATTAACATCATTCTCCCCTATTCTATAATACTATTTATCTATATACTACCCCCATTTTTAAAATCTATTTAAATTCATTAAAAGGTAAATATCTTCAAAGGTAAAAAAATCCAGCGGACTATTTTTATTAAAAACCCTTTATAATATACTTCTTTATTGACAATATAGTATATTTAGTTTAGTATTGTTTTTATGTATTATAAAAAATTAACACTTATATTGATATTTTTATTTGCTTATAAGGGCTATAGTGAGCCAATATCTTATGCTCCTAATTCATGTTTAGTTAATAGCATTACCATATATGAAGATATTAGCAAAGAATTTCGTGGCAAAAATATATGGAACAATATACTTATATTTGCTCTTGAGCTAGAATCCGAAGACGGTAAGCCTATTATTGCTGGTCATGCTGTCTCAATTTTTAATTGGAAAGGTAAATATTTTGTTTATGATGTTAATAAAGGATCATTTTCACTTAAAACAAAACTAGATTTAACTCAAAACCCAAAACTTGTAGCAGAGATACTATATCCAAATACAAAAATAAAATATGCCACTTATATGCTTAAATAGTATTGACAAAACTTTAAAAAAGCCTTATATTTAAATTATGAACAAAATATTAAAATCTATATCCCTAGCCTTGGCATTTGCCACTTCAGCAACCTTTGCTCGACCAAAGAATATGTGCATGTATTATACTGATGATTTTGGTAGCGAACAAGACAACCGTATTAAAAGTTTAAAATATGAGATTGCAGAAAAAGAACAAGAAGTCAAATTTTATAAAAACCTTGAGTCTTCAGAAGGCTTTAAAAAGAACAAAGATCTATCAAAAACTAGATATCTATCAGAACAAACTCTATTTCAGAAGAAACTTGAACATCAAACTTTGGCCAATAAAGTCTTTAAAGAAAGACGTGGTCCAAAAGCTGGATTTACAATTAATAAGTAATCTTAAACTAGTGCGTAGCCTTTTTTAAATTTAAGATTTAATTTAAAACTGTTTACGGCTTGTCCACGGTCAAATCTTTTAATAAAATCTGTGCCGTCTTTTGGCATATTTGCTACAAACATATTTTTGTCCATCTCTAGTATTACTTGACTAGGTAGCACAGATACATTCTTTATTTTATTTTTAATTTGACTTTTTATTGCTCTTGCTATAGCGCAATTTTGAGGATTTGCTTTTTCACCCTCTAGTATATTTTTATTTGTTATTTTGAATGTTAGTTGCTTCATTTTATTTCCTTTATTTTATAATCAAAATTATCACTATCTTCTGTATGCCATTTGGGGCTATTTTCGACAGTATAAAGATGATCATTTACTTTTCTTTCGATGAGAATTTCGTTTGGTTTTGTAACGAAACTAGCATCAAAAACTTTTATTCTATTATTAGGTTGTATAGCGTAATTACCATTATCTAACTCTATAACATGACCGCACTTATGTTCATTAGGAGTTTCACTATATCCAAAATTAGTTTCATTAAATTCTGCATGTGCCCAATCTAATGTAAAAAGATATCTTCCAAGTTTTTTATTTCCAGAGCGATCAAGATATTGAATTTTTGCACTTTTTAAAGCGTAAAATTGAGTAACAGCTATATGATAACTAAAACTATCCCAAAGAACCAATTGATGAAGATCTTCTTCTTGAACTCCTTCTTTTGTGCAAAAAGCACTAATTGGTGCGCGCCACCATAGTCCACCATCTTGCATTATAAAATGAAATAAAGGAGATCTATTTGGTAGAGAAGAAACGCCAAAAACAATACAAGCAAAATATTTTTCATGACTATCCTTTTGATTTCGTAGATAATTTCCTCTTACATAACATTCAATTGGAGGTATATTAGCGTTTAGAAATGCCACAGTTAATTTATTTACACTAAATTAAAAATATGGTGTAAATTTAGTAGTAAAGTTGCATGTCTAAAAAGAATAAACGTAAGATAGAAGATAAGTCACCAGTTGTTCCTCAAAGAGATAAAATTGAAGGTTTCTTGGATATTCGTGAATTACAATGGACAGATAATCAAAAGAAATTTATACAATTACTTCAAGATAAGGAAACAAAAATAGTCTTCTGTAAAGGTCCAGCTGGAACAGCAAAAAGTCTACTTTCAGTTTATGCGGCTTTGCAAGCCCTTAATAGCAAGAAAATAGGCGAAATATTTTATATTCGTAACCCTGTAGAAAGCTCTACTCATAATTTAGGCTTTCTCAAGGGTGATCTACATAGTAAATTAGATCCATATTTACAACCCTTAATGGATAAATTGCATGAATTATTACCAAAAGGACAAGTAGAAAGATTATTAAAAGAGGAAAGAGTAAAGGGATTACCCGTAGGATTTCTTCGAGGATTAAGTATTAACGCAAGTTATATTATATGCGATGAAGCTCAGAATTTAAGTATACATGATCTTTTATTAATTACTACTAGAATGGGTAGATTTAGTAAATTAATATTAATTGGAGATATTCGTCAATCAGATATTAAAAATAGTGGATTTGAAAAAATATATAATTTATTTGATGACAAGAAAAGCTCAGATAAGGGGATTATGACATTTAAATTTGGCACAGATGATATTATGCGAAATGATATTTTAGCTTATATTATTGAGAAATTTGAGCAACTAAAATAATTGAATTTTTAATTAATTTAAAGTATAATCAGTATTATGCTTAAAGTATATTGTACAGAATGTGGTAGTCCGACTTCTTATACATCAGCTAAACCTAAATTTTGCAGTGCGTGTGGTAATGCTTTTGATAAAGTAGTTGTTAATAAAAATCAATCAATAATTAAACAAGAACCTCCAAAAAGAATTATACCAAAAGTTGAATCAAAATCTAATTTAGAATATGAAGAACATGATGATTATGATGATAACGAAGAAGATATTAATTATGTCCCAGATATTAACGGGTTAGATTGTCAAATAGAAGCCTCAAAAAAACCAAAAATTAAATTAGGAGATGTTATTGGTACAGCAGAAAAACAAAATAATGAAATAAAAATAAAATCTAAGAAATTAACAAAATCTCAGCAAAAAATTGAAAATAAAAAATTCATGGAAGAATGGAAAAGGGAAGCTGGAAGTTTAAGACAAAAATCTACAAGAGGTCGAAGGGATGCCTAAAAAGCCCACATTTGAAAATTCCATTGATTTAATAAATTCTGAAATTATAAAAAGAAAAAATAAGTGGAATTTAACCGCAATCAATTGGATGGATTTCAATGATGTCGCACAGATATTAAGAATTCATATTTATAAAAAATGGCATCTATATGACCATAAAAAGTTATTAGCTCCTTGGGTAAATCGTATTATTAGTAATCAAATTAAAAATTTAATAAGAAATAATTATAGTAATTTTACTCGTCCATGCCTTAAATGTGCTGCTGCGGAAGGCGAAGATGGTTGTACCATTTACACAAATCAATGTAATACTTGTCCACTATATGCAAATTGGGAAAAAAGTAAAAAAAATGCACATGATACAAAATTAACCCTTAGTATTGAAAATCATTCTCAAGAAATTAATGATATGCCTATGGATAATTTTAATATTGAAGAAACCGCAAATAATATTCATAATAAAATGCAAAAAGTTTTAAAACCAATTGAGTGGAAAGTTTATAAACATTTATATATAGAAGGAAAAGACGAAGAACAAACTGCCAAATTAATGGGATATAGAACTAGTGAAAAAAATAGAGTCGCAGGATATAAACAAATTAAAAATATTAAAAAAATTATTATTTTTAAAGTTAAAAAACATCTTTATAACGGAGACATTGATATTCATTAATATGAGTGAAGATTTAATACATCTTACAGAAGAACAACAATTAAAGCTATTAAATGAATGGAACAATAGGCCCGATGATCCTCCATCTTTAGTAGAATTAGTTAGAATAGCTTTTGATAGAGCCGATCTGGATGGAAGATCAAAAGAAGGTAAAGCTGTTAAAAATTTTTTAGCATCAAGACAAATTAAACCAAGAAAAAGTCACGAATATCAAGCTAAAGGATTGATAGAATTAAATAACGAACAAAAGGAATACATTAGTAATAATTGTCATACTATGACTGGTATAGAAATAGCTAAAATACTTTTTAAAAATGAATCATTAACAAATCTTTCTCAAGAAACTAGAAGCGTTTTGGAATATATGAAAACTATACCAAATAATATTAAATTTAATCAAAATGAAAATGAAAATGCCTCTACAGAAGAATATCGTCCTCCAAGAAGTGAAGAAAGAATGATAGCTAAAATTAATAAATATGTTTTAGATGGAATTGATAAGAATAAAATGAATCATAAAATCAAAAAAGACATTAATTCATTAATAGCTTATATGAATACTCTTCGTTTTATTCATCAGATTAACTTATATGAAGACGAAAGAGATCGAGAGCTTTTTGAAAGTAGTTTTGTGCGCTATACATATGATAAAAATGATTTAACTCAAGAAGAAGTTGATCAATACATTGTTCTTTCTACAGAGGTAGTAATTTCATCTAATATTCAACAAACAATTAATACCCTTCAAAATCAAATTGATATTTCTATGGAATCAGAAGGCAAAATACCAATGGCTCTTGTAGAAGCAAGCAATACTGCGAGAAAGGAATATAATGATTGTGTCACTAGACAACAAAAATTATTAAACGATTTAAAAGTAAAAAGAAGCGAAAGACTTAGCAAACAAGTAAAAGAAACAGCATCAATTATCAACCTTGTGCAAATGTGGAAAGAAGAAGAGAGTCGAGCCAAACTTTTAAAAATGGCAGAAATGAGAAAACAGGTTATAGAGAAAGAGATAGATCGTCTTTCCTCTATGGATGAAATTAAATCTAAAATTCTTGGTATTTCAAAAGACGAAATATTAAATGGATGAACGTAATATGTAAAGTAGATGGCAAAGAGTTCAAAGATGAAAAAAGTCTTCATCTTGCGCTTAAGGGTTATGGTTTAAACAAAGTAAAATATTATCAAACCTATTATGAACGCCGCGATCTACTTACAAACGAATTAATTAATTTTAAAACAAAAGAACAATATTTTAATGATGATTTTAATGACAAAAATAATATGAAGAAATGGTTAAAAGAACAAACCATCGAGAAGGCGCAAGAATATTGTAAAAGACTATTAATTAAAAGAAAAGAGTCTAAAAATTTAATTTATTCGCCAACTCAAGTTGAACTTAGAACAATTATGGCTCCATCCATTGTATTTTATAATCAGATTTTTAAAGATTATTATGATGTATGTTCTTCTATTGGTTTAGAAAATAAATTTATTCATCCAAGTTTAATTGAGGATAATTTTAAAAATAAATTAACTCAAAAAGATCAAATTTACGTTGATACTCGTGAACAAAGTTGGTTAAAATTCAATATTCCATTTGAAATTAAAACTCTTTCATTTGGAGATTATGCCTGTTCAAATGATAATTGTAACTGTTTTATAGAAAGAAAAAGTCTAAGCGATTTCATCAGTACATTGAGCGTAAAAAATTATGATCGTTTTAAAAATGAAATAGATAGAGCAAACAAAAATAATTCCTATATTATTGTTATGATTGAAGAAAAGTTATCAAATGCTCTTAGCTTTCAATATTTACCACATATAAGTAAAAAAATAAAAGCAACACCAGAATATATATTTCATAATGTAAGACAGCTTTTACAAGATTATAATAATCTTCAATTTTTATTTGTAGATGGCAGAAAGGAGATGGTAAGATTAATTGAATCAATATTTGCTAGTAAATGTTTTTATAAAAAAATCGATCTACAGTTAGCTTACGATATGAAAATTATATGATCTTCTGTCCAGAAAAATATATAAAAGAAGTTAAAGATATTAATGCAGAATTGGCTCAGTTAAAGGGGTTTCTTAATGATCGCGAAGCAAAAATTTCTTTAGCTAAATTTTTAAGAGCGAATTTAGGCTTTACTACGGAACTTATAAGTGGCGTTAAACTTGCAGCTTACCAAGAAATTCATTTAAAAGCATTAATGAATAGAAATTTTAGTATGTGTGTTTTTGGTCGAGGATGTGGAAAATCTTTTATGGCAGCAGTTTTTTGTTTTCTTCAATGTATTTTCGAGCCAAATACAAAGATACTAATTGCAGGTCCAACTTTTAGAACAGCCAGATTTATTTTTAATAATCTTGAAAAAATAGTACAAAGTCCCGGAGCAGAATTACTTTCTCAGTGTTTTGGCGCAAAAGCAAAAAGAAATGATCAATTTGAATGGCAAATAAATGGCGGAAGTATTGTGGCAATTCCATTAAATGGAGAGAAAATTCGAGGATTTCGAGCAAATATTCTCGTGCTTGATGAGTTTCTTCTATTGCCAGAAGAGATAATTAAAAATGTATTAATGCCATTCTTAGTCGCCCCACAAAATATGAAAGAAAGAATGGAAATTCGTGAATTTGAAGATAAATTAATATCAGAAGGAGTAATGCAAGAAAAAGATAGAATGATTTTTGAAAACACAAGTAAAATGATTGCTCTTTCATCTGCAAGTTATACATTTGAAAATCTTTATAAAACTTATCTTGAATGGTGTGAAAAAATTAATAGTCCAGAAAAAGGCGAAGCAACTTATTTTGTAAGTCAAATGAGTTATGAAGCACTACCAGAAGAAATGATTGATAAAACAATTATTGAAGAAGCTCAAGCTGGTGGGTCAAGTCATAGTGGATTTCTAAGAGAGTATTGCGCTCAATTTACAGATGGTAGCGATAGCTATTTTAATGCAAAAAAAATGGAAGAATGTACATTAAAAACTGGTGAAAAACCTCATACATTAATGCGAGGTGATCCAAAGAAAAAATATATTCTTGGAATTGACCCTAACATGAGTGATAGTCCAAATGCGGATTATTTTGCTATGGCGGTTATGGAATATGATGAAGAAAAGAAGCAGGGTATATTAGTACATACTTATGCAGGATTAGGTAATTTAAAAAATCATGTTAATTATTTATATTATATAATGAAAAATTTTAATATAGTTTTTATTATTCTTGATAACGCTGGTGCAGATACGTTTCTATCAGCTTGTAATGAATCAACTTTATTTAAACAAGATAAAATTCAAATTAAAACGTTAGAAATAGATTCTGATTTAGAAGGTGTAGACTACGAATTAATGATTAAAAATGCAAAAAATCAATATAATTTAGAAGATAGAAAAATAGCTTTCAATCAAGTCTTTACGAGCACATTTATTAGAAAAGCAAATGAATATTTACAAGCATGTATAGATTATAAAAGAGTATGGTTCGCAAGCCGCACAGCCTCTGATGAAAGTTCATTTAATGAAACTATAGGATTAAATATACCTCTAGATTTGATGAAAACAGAAGATAAAAAAGACTGGACGGTTTTAGATTTTATAGAAAACCAAGATGATTTTATATATCAGACCAAAAAACAATGCGTATTAATTGAGCACTCGACTACAAGTAGAGGTACTCAAAGTTTTGATTTACCACAACATCTTAAAAGAAGTGCATCTGCTAATAAAGCCAGAAAAGATAATTATTCTGCATTTATGTTAGCAAATTGGGCGGTTAAATGTTATAATGATATGATGGAAACAAAAAATATTGAAGTACAGCCCACTTTTTCGCCTATAATGATAAGATAATGTGTAATATTTGAAGTAAAATGGCCAAAAAATTTAAAAAAGACGAAAAAAGCAATAAAAGCCAAGAAACTCAGCCTCTGATGGTATCTGAGGCTTCTTTTAGCGAAATAAAAGCTTCTGACTCAACTTCTACTAGAAGAAATGTGGCAGGAGGTATTATTCGCACGGATAGATATAAGAATATTGATGATGGATTAATACCTTTTAGATATTCTTCTGGAATTAAAGCTAATTCTAATATGAATATCCGTGACGCAGTTATTCTTTGTCAAAAAGCTTATTACAATTTTTCAGTATTTAGAAATACGATTGATTTAATGACCGAATTTTCTTGTAGTAATATTTACTTTAAAGATGGAAGTCAAAAAAGTAGAGATTTTTTTAATGCTCTATTTAAGAAAATAAATATATTTGATCTACAAGATCAATTTTTTCGTGAGTACTACCGTAGTGGAAATGTATTTATTTATCGTTTTGATACAAAAATAAAAGACGAAGATATTAATAAAATTACCCAAACTTTTGGTATTGTATCTAAGGCCGCAAATGTTAATTTACCTGCGAGATATATAATTATTAATCCTGCAGATATTCAAATTGGTGGAAGCATTAATTTTTCACTTGGAAGATATTATAAATTATTAAGTGATTACGAATTAGAAAGATTAAAAGCTCCAAAAACAGAAGAGGATCTTGAAGTACTTAAAAGTCTGCCCCCAGAAACTCAAAAACTTATTAATCAAAAAACAGTTGGAGTTTTAACTTTACCATTAGATCGCGAAAGACTTGTTGCAGTATTTTATAAAAAACAAGATTATGAACCATTTGCTGTTCCAATGGGTTTTCCAGTTTTAGATGATATTAATTGGAAAGCAGAAATGAAAAAGATGGATATGGCTGTTACCCGCACAATGCAGCAATCCGTATTGCTTGTTACAATGGGAGATATTCCTGACAATGGCGGTATTAATCAAAAGAATTTAGAAGCAATGCAAAAGCTTTTTGAAAATCAAAGTATTGGTAGAGTTCTTATCGCAGACTATACAACAAAAGCTCAATTTGTTATTCCTGATATTGGAAATCTAATTGGGCCACAGAAATATGAAGTAGTTGATCGAGACATTCAAATGGGATTAAATAATATATTAATTGGAAACGAAAAATTTGCAAATCAAAGCATTAAAGTGCAAGTCTTTATACAAAGACTAAAACAAGCTCGTGAAACTTTTATAAATAATTTCTTAATTCCAGAAGTTCGTAGAATTAGTAAAGATTTAGGATTTAAAAATTATCCTACTCCAGTTTTTGAAGATATAGATATTAAAGATGATGTTCAATATTCCAGAATTTATACTCGTTTAGTTGAGCTTGGAATATTAACTCCAGAAGAAGGCCTTGCTGCTATTGATAGCGGTAGACTTCCAACTCAAGAAGAATCATATACATCACAGCAAAAATTTAGAGAATTGAGAGATCAAGGTTATTATCAACCATTAATTGGAGGTGGAATGGGAGGTGGAAGCGCAGGACGACCACAAGGTTCTACAGGAATTCCTCAAAGTACAAAAAACGTTAAACCAATTGGCGAAGGCAAACAATCAAAAGCAACATTTTTTGATATCGAAAAAATTAAAAATAATTTTATTTTAGCTTCTAAACTACAAGAAAAAGTAGAAGCTTGCTTAAGAGAAAAACATTCTTTGCGTAAACTTTCCAAACAACAAAAAGAAGTTGCATTTGAAATAACAAAAATTATATCATCAAATGAAAATCCAGAAGTTTGGGACTCTGTTGTATTAGATTATGTAACTAATCCTAAAGATAAGAATCCAGATAAAATTTCAGATATTCATAGTATCGCTGCAGAGCATGGACTAGATTCTTATATTGCAAGTATTCTTTATCATAGCAAAAAATCTGAGGATATAAAAAATGGCTGATAATTTAATTCGCACAAAACAAATTAATCAAGCTGATCTTAGCGGTCTTGTAGCCCAAGTAGTTCAAGATACTGGAGTTTTAGGGAATACTTTTGTAACAACTACATCAAATCAAAATATAAGTGGAATTAAAACTTTTTTAAATAATTTAAATGTGTCTGGAGATCTTACTGTTGCTGGTACTTTAAGATATAATGAAATAATTGATACAACTGTTACAGGAAATATTAGTGGATATACAGGAATTTTTACAACAATTTTTGCAAATAATTTAGTTTACAATACTGGAAATCAATCTATTAGTGGAGTAAAAACTTTTAATTCTACTGGAATTTTTCTTGATGATGTTAATATAACAGGCGGAGCTTCTAAAAAACTTACAATTAATACAAATTTTGATTTATTACAAATTGATGATTTACAATTAAGTGGTACAGACGTAACTTTGACAGAAGGAAATATTTATGTAAATGGAACTATTAATAATGCGACTAATTTAGTTTATAACACTGGCAATCAAACCATTAGCGGAATTAAAATATTTGCGACAGGAATTTTCGCGCCTAATCTTGTTTACAATACTGGTGATCAAACTATTAATGGAATTAAAACTTTTAACACAGGAATAGTTTTAGCTTATTCACTAAGCAATACTCCGACTGGATTACCAGAAGCAAAAGGATTACAATGGC